TTGGGTTGATGGACAGCTACCACCGGTAGACTGGGTGGCATTCAAGCGACACCCGGCTGCGGTATCAAAGTCGAACGTCTACTTCAGGGAGATGATGCGTTCAGCGGTATCGCGTTGTCCGGATGCTTACGCGCAAGCAATAATATGGCGCGAGTACCTCTATGAAATGACAAATGACCAAGCGTGTGGAGTGCTGTTGTATGCTACAGGCCTGGCGCGGCATTACGGCTGGGACTTTGCGATGCGACTGGGTATCTGCGCTGTCATCGACAATAGCAACGTCAAATGCTTGAGCGGCGTAATTAAAGCACTCGGCCAAACCGCCGAACTGACCGGTGCTGTGCTGGCTGAAGCAAACTGTATAGTCGGTAGGGGTGTAGCGCCCATCAACGAGTATGAGGCTGCCCTAGAGCGGGTCGTGGGGCATGGTACACCGGCGTGTCAATTGTTCGACGACGAGTCATTACGTTCCGCGATCCGGAGCATAATTGCCGACGAAATCGACATGAACAAGGTTGAAATCAGGGACGTCGACGCTTTCTGGGAATCTAGATGGGCGTGGTGTGTTAACGGCGCACACTCGCGGATGGTTGAGAAGCACGACGCACGCTGGGCAGTGCCGATGGGCGGCCAAGTCCATCGCCGAGTGGCGATCGAGTCGTGGACGAACAACCCGATAAAATGTTGGGATGGGACGGTGTATGTGTCGCCGAGTTCTAAATTGGAACATGGCAAGACTAGGCTACTGCTCGCATGCGACACGGTGTCGTATATTAACTTCGAGCACTTGATGCAAAGCGTAGAACCGGCGTGGAAAGGGAAGCGAGTAATCCTCGACCCTGGGAAGGGCGGAGCTGCCGGTATTGCGCGACGAGTGCGGAATATGGGTCAGGGCGCATGTTATGCTGCGCTGGACTACGACGACTTCAACAGCCAACACACGTTGGCCGCGCAGAAGATACTGATCGAAGAGACGTGCAACATGATCGGCTACGACAGACTGTTGACAGACAGGTTGGTGTCTAGCTTTGACCGGATGCTGATTTGTTACGGCGGGAAAGAGCTTGGTTATGCACACAGCACATTAATGTCTGGACATAGGTGCACGACCTATATTAACAGTGTACTAAACGCAGCATATATAAAATGTGCCCTAGGTGACACCTTCAACAGACTGAAGTCGATGCATGTGGGTGATGATATCATTGCGGCGTGTGCCGGTTCGCAGGAGGCTGAAATGTTACTGCAGGCCATGCAGCGCACAAAATGTCGGATGAATCCGCTAAAACAGAGCATTGGCGTTGTGACGGGGGAATTCTTGCGCATGTCGATCAACAAACGGTATGCTTGTGGGTATCTTGCTCGCTCGGTGGCAAGCGCGGTCAGTGGCAACTGGACAGCTGACAAAGCTCTGAGTCCACCTGAGCGTCTAAGAACGGTAATCGTGCAGGCAAGGTCCTTGATCAACCGGAGCGGTGTGTGTGAGAATGTCGCGTTGTTGCTGGCGCACGCCGCGTCCAAACGGACTGGGATCAAGGTTGACTTGATGTCACGGCTGCTCACTGGGCGCATCACGCTCGGCCCTGGGCCTGTGTACGCAGGTAGCAACACCGTCATCGAGTACGCGTACGAGGATACTAGTAGAGAGAGAATGAGAATGCCGGACGGTGATTACTCATTAAATGCGACGACGTCGTACCTCACAAGTGCCCTATCAGACGTAGAGCGGGAGGCACTAATCAAGGCGAACGTGTCGGTCAAAAACGCCATGGCTGAGGCATCATATATGAAAAGCCTCGCCACGCGTGCCGACCCGATCGCTGAGACTAGGAGATACCGCTTTCGGCTGGCAAGGGCGTACCGCTTGCCTGGGAGCACTAGTGATAGAGACGCCTTGTCACACGACAGGTGGCCAGGCGTGTTGGGGAAATACCCAATATTACAACTAATTAGGCAACGGATGCCGGCCTCATTAGTAAGGGACCTCGTGCTCAAGCTGGCGCCCCGGCTACGTTCGCTGCCGCTAGAAGTGGCTGCCTGGGGCTACGAAAGCTGTGGGTACCGGTTAATTGGCATCCTGCCATATGCCGATGCCGCCGCCATAAGTTCAAGGATGGCGTACGGTGTCGTGTACGTTGAAAACAACGTCTATATGTAGG